ATATAAATTCACTAAAAATAATCTTTAGTGATGAATTCTGTGTTGTTTTTTTGGTATTTTTTATCGAAAACTTCTTTTAATATAGCTGAATTATTTTGCGCGCTAATTAAATTTAAAAACAATCTTAAATAATACTCCCATTTCAAATCAAAATTCATCTTTAAATACTTTTTGTTTTCTTTAGAAGATAAGGGAATAACATTTACTATATCTTCCGTATTAGAATCATTTTTATTCATCACTATTGCAAAGTGTGAATTAGAAAATTCTTTATTAACGTTTATACCGAAATCTACAAAAACTATTTCTCCTTGTTTAAACTTTGGATAAAAACCTTTATGGTTTTTTTCACCTTCAAATCTCTTGAGTAAATAGTGAATATCTGAATCTAATTTTTTAAATTTTGGATTTCCAGAAGTTTTTAATTTATTAATGCGTTTTTCTATATTATGCGTCATCATTTCTCCTTTATTCTCGCTCACACTCTCACCACTATTCAACGTCTACACTTGTAGGCGTTTTTTGATTAGTAAAATCATAATGAATCTTCTTTGGTTAACTTATCTCCATCTATTTTTTGTGAAATAAATTCCAAGTATTTACGCGCATTATGTGACGATAAATCTTTAGGTAACTCATAAGTGAATGGTTGATTACCACTAGTTAAAACTTCATATACTATAGTTTCTTTTTTATTTTGCAATTAGTTATTTTCATTATAAACTTCCTTTCAAACACTGCTGAAATAGACGTCTTTTTCAAATAAGCATGATTAATACTTCAATTCTTTAATCCACATATATTTAAAAGTGAGATGATAGGTAATGAATTCTCCTTATATAACTCTACCAGTGATATAAAACTCATCGTCATTATTTTTTGAAAGTTTTTAGCATTAAACAAATCCGTTCTATATCATTGTTGGATAAATCTTCTATTCTATTTATTTCTTCTTTTAAAAATTCTATTGTGTTATTCGATTGAGGTTTTTTCCGTATAAAATGGCTAGCTAGAGAACTTGTTAAAAGCCCTATAACTCCAATTCCCGATATCATAAGAATAAATCCAATCACTCTGCCTACAATTGTTGAAGGAGATAAATCGCCGTATCCAACAGTTGTCGTTGTTACAACTGCCCACCATAGAGCATCGCCGTAAGTTTTTATGTTTGGTTCAACTAAATATACAGGTACGCTCAAAGATGTTATAGTGACGGTTATAAAAACGAGCGCATTCATTAAGCCGTGTTGATTAAGTATGTTCAAAACAGTGGGTGTATACCTTTTCAGTATAGATAAGCACCTCAACAATTTGAATAATCGTATTAATCTTGCGACTTTAAATATAGAATCGAAGGGAATTATAGCTATAAAATCCCAAATGTTATTTTGAATAAATTTAATTTTGTTTTACTTAACAACAAGCGTACCGTCACATCAGTAACAAAAATAGCATAAACAATAATGTCTATTGTTTTTAGAAGTGGATCGTTTATAAAAATGGCGGTAATAGCCAAAAGTGTTAGTACAAACAAAATAAATTCATAGTATAAAATTAATTTACTTTTCATAGTAACCACTCTTCTTTAGTGTGTTTGTATAGAAGTTTAAACATTGCTTAATCAAAAATAGAAATCAATTTGATTAAACTCTATATTCTACATGTATTCTTAATCCGTAGTTCGATTCTTGAGTAATAATTTTTTCTTCCGAAAAATCTAAAATCTTATATTTCCCTATAATCAGTCCTTTTATTTGAATAGTTTTTGACTTGCTACAACTCTACCTACAATCTTAATCTCGTCATCTTTTCCGTATACTTGTGGATAGTGACTAGGATTGTTTGATTCAGGAATTAAAATAATTTGGTCGTTGTTGTAACGTATTCTTTTGACAGTACCGTTGTACCCATTGACTAATACAACGCCTAATTGACCATTTTCAACAGTCGAATCCTTTTCAACAACTACAACGTCACCTTCTTGAAAGAGTTTGTCCATACTATCCCCAGACACTTGTAATCCGAATTCTTCTTTGTTAGAACTCAAATTTTTAGTAGCGAAGTATATGTAATCGATTAAATTTTCTTCTGCGTAAATAGGCATGCCAGCAGATATCTTTGATACAACTGGTATTTTTTAACTGGTAGTGTATCAAGTTGCACGATTTTGCTAGGTGATTCAACAAGTGATGATTTTTCTACTCCGAAGTATTTGGCTAACATTTCGATTTTGTCTATTCTCGGGTACGTTTTTGCGTTAATCCAATCTGATAAAGTTGTATAACTTATTTTTAAGTCTCTAGACAATTTATTTCTATCAATATTATTTTCTTTCATGAGACGAGAAATATTTTTTGCCATAATTTCTTTGTTGCCTAACATTATAAATTCAATCCCTTCATCTAATACTACACACTCATTATACGACTTAATCGTAAAATACACAAGAGGAAAAATAAAATTACGGTTTAAGTGTTGACATTACGTTTAAACCGTAATATACTTAAGTCAGTTATTAAGCAAGGAGGTACTACAATGACACAAATCATCGTTAAAAAAGAACCGGTAACATTAAAGACACTGAGAGCTAAATATGATTTGACTCAAGCTAAAGCTGGCGCTAAAGTTGGCGTGTCTGCTGATGTGTGGCATAACTGGGAAAAAGGAAAGACTTTCCCTAATGTTCCGCAGTTAAAAAAGATAGAAGAAAAATTTGACATATCCTACGATGATATTATTTTTTTAACCAAAAATAACGGTTAAACCGTAAAAGGAGGAATGAACAATGCAAGCATTACAAACATTTAATTTTAAAGAGCTACCAGTAAGAACAGTGGAAATTGAAAACGAACCTTATTTTGTAGGAAAAGATATTGCTGAGATTTTTAGGATATGCAAGGGCAGACAATGCCATCAGAAATCATGTTGATAGCGAGGACAAGCTGACGCACCAATTTAGTGCATCAGGTCAAAACAGAAATATGATCATTATCAACGAATCAGGCTTATACAGTTTAATCTTTGACGCTTCTAAACAAAGCAAAAACGAAAAAATCAGAGAAACCGCTCGAAAATTCAAACGCTGGGTAACATCAGATGTCCTACCAGCTATTCGCAAACACGGTATCTACGCAACAGACAATGTAATTGAACAAACATTAAAAGATCCAGACTACATCATTACAGTGTTGACTGAGTATAAGAAAGAAAAAGAGCAAAACTTAGTTTTACAACAAGAAATCGGAGAACTAAAACCCAAAGCAGACTATGTAGATGAAATCTTAAAGTCAACTGGCACATTAGCTACAACTCAAATCGCGGCAGACTACGGGATTTCAGCACAAAAGTTGAACAAGCTACTACACGAAGCTAGATTACAACGAAAAGTAAATAAACAGTGGGTGCTTTACTCAGAACACATGGGCAAGAGTTACACAGAATCAGACACTATAGCAATTGTACGCTCTGACGGTAGAGAAGACACAGTTTTACAAACTAGATGGACACAAAAAGGCAGATTGAAAATACATGAAATCATGACTGAATTCGGTTATGAAGCTAACGTAACTGCTTAACAGGAGGGCGCAGCAAATGGAAGCTCAAAACAAAAAAGTCATTTATTACTACTATGACGAAGCCGGTAATAGACGACTATTATCAATTGGTAATTTAGATACCTATTTATTAGCAGATATCAAATCAAGGTTTGATTTATATAAAAAGAAAATACCTGACTTAGATAATCTGTTCGTTCAAATAGACGGTGTTGAATTTAAATTACTATAGCCCGAGCATCTTGTTAACGACTGACGATGCGATTTGTTGAATTATAGGGATTGAAACCGAAGAAACTTTTGACGCTTTAGCTTTAGTTTCTCTCCAAACTTCGACATCTCTAACATCATCCAAAAGGTTGTGACCTGAAAAATTCATATGTTTAACAAAATAACCTTCCATATAGAATTCAGCATCTATATAACCTGCACCGGTCAATTGTTTAACAGTGTATTCGATGTCTTCACGTGAGAAATTTTTAATTGTATTTTCTAGGTCTTCATTATCTAGAACATTATTTAATTTTAAATCACTCTCTATAACTAAAAGAACTTCACGTATGCAATCGTGTTTTAACTTCATACGAATTCACCTCCTTAATAGGAGTATAGCAGAAAGGAGCATAAACAATATGCAAGCATTACAAACAAATTCGAACATCGGAGAAATGTTCAATATTCAAGAAAAAGAAAATGGAGAAATCGCAATCAGCGGTCGAGAACTTCATCAAGCATTAGAAGTTAAGACAGCATATAAAGATTGGTTTCCAAGAATGCTTAAATACGGATTTGAAGAAAATACAGATTACACAGCTATCGCTCAAAAAAGAGCAACAGCTCAAGGCAATATGACTCACTATATTGACCACGCACTCACACTAGACACTGCAAAAGAAATCGCAATGATTCAACGTAGTGAACCTGGTAAACGTGCAAGACAATATTTCATCCAAGTTGAAAAAGCATGGAATAGCCCAGAAATGATTATGCAACGTGCTTTAAAAAATTGCTAACAACACAATCAATCAATTAGAAACAAAGATTGAACGTGATAAACCAAAAATTGTATTTGCAGATGCAGTAGCTACTACTAAGACATCAATTTTAGTTGGAGAGTTAGCAAAGATCATTAAACAAAACGGTATAAACATCGGGCAACGCAGATTGTTTGAGTGGTTACGTCAAAACGGATTCCTTATTAAACGCAAGGGTGTGGATTATAACATGCCTACACAGTATTCAATGGAACGTGAGTTATTCGAAATTAAAGAAACATCAATCACACATTCGGACGGTCACACATCAATTAGTAAGACGCCAAAAGTAACAGGCAAAGGACAACAATACTTTGTTAATAAGTTTTTAGGAGAAAAACAAACATCTTAATAGGAGGAACGAACAATGCAAGCTCAAAACAAAAAAGTCATCTATTACTACTATGACGAAGAAGGTAATAGACGACCCGTTAATATTCAATACAACGATGGCTACGACTTAATGATAGACCAGCGTTTTATTGAAATGACGCTTGAAAGACATCCGCATTTAAAAAATAACTTTTATGGATTAATAGATGGAAAAGAATTTAAGTTAGATTAAATTTTTGTGTTAGATAATTAAAAGCTAATTTGCTTAGCAATGTTACGGACATACTAGTGGTTTTGTTTGCGACTTTTTTAACTTCTTTCCAAGTGTGATTGTCTCGGATATTATCTAAAAATTCATGCCCTGACCAAGTTATATCGTTAATTGTATAACCATAAATATGTCCATCTTCCCAACCGAATTTAACACTAACATACTTTGCTTCTTCCAGTTTTAATAATGCATACATTACAGTTTCAAAATCATATTTTCCAAATACAACATTATCTTTGAAATTGTATTCGGTGAGCGGTTCACCAATCTTTTTATTAGTTTCAATTTCTAACAAAAGATGTCTAACACAATCATGATCTAATTTCATACTTATCACTACCTTAGGTTGATAACAACATTATACACGAAAGGAAAGATAGAAATGCCACATATTTTAAACGTAACAGTTCCAATACCTGAAACACATGTACTTATCACAAAAGATGAATATGATGAGCTAATTGGTTATTCATTAGACCCTGTATGGAACATGAGTGACTTAAAGAAGAAATTAAAAATTGCATCTGATGAGACTATCAAGGACAGATTACTATTTCATCCTAGATTTGAAAAAGAACTAAGAGCGCAAGGAATTGTGCATTACCCAGATGAGAATTTTAATCGCTGGAGATTTAACGCAAGAAAGATGAATAAATTCGTCGATGAGCATTTCAATGAAATATATAAGGAGAGAATAAAATGAGCAACATTTATAAAAGCTACCTAGTAGCAGTATTATGCTTCACAGTCTTAGCGATTGTACTCATGCCGTTTCTATACTTCACTACAGCATGGTCAATTGCGGGATTCGCAAGTATCGCAACATTCATATTCTATAAGGAATACTTTTATGAAGAATAAAAAAACTGCTACTTGCGCCAACAAGTAACAGTAATGTAATTAGAAATATAAACTTACGTTCAATATAAAACGAAACAAGGAGGAAGTCAACCATGACTAAAAACTATAAAGACATGACGCAGGAAGAATTAAGAGATTTATTGGCTGAAAAAAATGGAGAATTGTTTGAAGTAGTGAATGAAATCAATAAAGAAACTGAATTTGCTGTTTTACTTTTTTCAACTGTAGGGGTTAGCAATGGAGATACTACATCATCGTCACATTGTGCGCTTGGGGATATTGTAGGTCTTGCTAATTTATTGAATAACGAAAATGATTACCACGATATCGCTAATGTTATTGAAATATATAAATTAAAAAAATTACTCGGTATAGATGACGACAAGGAGGACTAAAACAATGTATTACAAAACAGGTGACGTATGTCAAAAAATAATTAATGTAGATAGCTTTGATTTTCGATTAAGAGTTAAGAAACGAGCGTATAGCGTCGAAATAGTTGTTCTAGACCCTGAAGGAAATTCAATTGACGGGATACTAGTTTCTGATGAGAACGATCTATACACAGCTTTAGATATTTTGAAACAAAGTATTTATGAATGGATTGAAAATAACACAGATGAACAGGACAAACTAATGAACTTAGTCATGAAATGGTAGGTATAAGCATGAGAGATACAGAAAGAAATATATTGAATATTTTTAAGACATTATTCGACGAATATACTTTGTCAAACCAACGAGCATTATTGGAAATTGAACGTAATCATCATGGATATTTATCGATTAATTTCTTGCACTATCACGACAGTTACAAAACAAACAATAAGCTTGTGCAGATACATGAAATCAATCCAGACAGCCATGAACGAATAAAAAACTTTAATTATCGAGGTGCTAAGAGGTCATCGGAAGATTAAAAAAGGAGCATGAGGAAGGATATGAAAATAAATAAGTTAACTATATCAAACTTTGCTGGAATCAAAGAAGAAAGCTTTAACTTTAACGGCAAAGATGCAAAAATATACGGCAATAATGCAACGGGTAAGACTACGACAGCAACCGCATTACAATGGCTGCTTTTCGATAAAGGTTTGGACGGATCAACCAAATCATTTAACCCTGTATCTTTAAACGAAAAAACGAAGAAAATTATGAGTTAATTCCGACTGTTTTCGCAGAATTTGAAATCGACGGAAAAATTACGACTTTTAAAAAAGAGTCACATCCTAAATACACAATAAATCAAAAAACGAATCGCAAGGAATACTCACGAAGTCGAACGAAGAAACAATATATCAATGATGAATCAATAAAAGTAAAGGATTATAAAGCTCGTATTGATGAACTGATTGATGAAGATGTATTCAAGTTAATTACGAACCCTCAAGCATTTAACTTACTAGATTGGAAGAAGCGAAGAAGTTTGTTGTTTGAAATTGCTAAACCAATCAATGATGAGGATGTCATTAAAACAAATGATGATTTTAAAGAATTAAATAATATTCTTGGTGATCATGAAATTGAAACAAAGAAAAAAATTCTTACTGACAAGATAAAACAGATTAACAAAGACATCAAAGATATTCCGATACGTATTAATCAAACACAACAAAATAAGCAGGATGTACCAGAATTCGATAATGATAGATACGCAATTATCAAACAAGAAATTGAGCAACTTGAAAATGAGCGTATAGATATTCAAAACGGTAAGGAAGAAATTAATTTGCGTAATCAATTAGCTGATAAACAATCAGAATTGAAACGCATAGAAGACAATAACAGCGCAAGTAATGAGAACAAAATCCATGCTTTAACAAATGAATTACACGTTGAAAATGGAACGGTAGCAAACCTTAAAACGAGATTAAAGCAAAACAAACAACAAATCACGCATGAAGAAAATAGACGTAATCAATTATTAGAAAATCATAAAGGATTAAAAAGTGATTTAGAAAAAGCTAAAAATCAAAAATTTGAATATCTTGATGACAATGTATGTAGTTGTTGTGGTCAACAGTTACCAGCTGAACAAGTGAATGAGGCAAGAGAAAAAGCATTGCAGAAATTCAATGCTGGCAAATCGAAAGAATTAGAAACAATACAAACATCTATCAATCACATTATTTCAGAAGGCAAGAAAATAAAGCCAATCATCGAGAAGTTAGAGGATGACAATAATAATCTTCAAATTAAAATCAACGAAGCAGAAGAGCGTTCAGCAAGAATACAAAACAAAATTAATAAGTTGAAAACGACTCATGTTGACGTTACACAAACTGACGAATACAAAGCAGTAATGTTAGAGATAAACGAGATTAATCAAAAACGCTCGAACATTAGGAAAACTATTCAAGATAACGTTTCAGGAATAGATGACAAAATAAGCGAACTTACTCAAGAAAAATCAGAAATTGAAGTGTCAAGATCAATCGAAAAATCAAATAAACATCTAGATGATGTTATTTCTGAATTAAGAAATGAAGAAGATAGATTATTGGATGAAAAAGAAAAGTATTCACATGACCTTTATATCTTAAAAGAATTTACAACAACAAAAGTCAAAATGCTTACTGAAAATATCAATAATGAATTTGAGATTGCTGAATTTAAGTTATTCAATACCTTAGTTAACGGCGAATTAGAAGAAACATGTTCCACAACGGTTAACGGCGTCGAATACGACAGCGGTTTAAATAACGCCTCAAGAATTAATGTTGGCTTAGATATCATCAATACACTGTCAAAACATTTTAAAGTTACAGCGCCAATATTTATTGATAATGCTGAATCAGTAACAGAGCTTATCAAAACAGAATCACAACAAATTCAATTGATAGTAAATGAACAAGATAAAAAATTAAGAATGGAGACTATATAAAATGACTGAAAATAATAAATTACAAACTATTGAACAACAATTAGTACAAGAAAAGAACGTATCTGACAACGTATTAAACAAAGTGAGAGTTTTAGAGTCACAAGGCAATTTGGAATTGCCAAATGATTATTCACCAAGTAATGCCATGAAACAAGCATGGTTACAAATCAGCCAAGATAACAAATTAATGAGTTGTAACGATACAAGCAAAGCAAATGCCTTATTAGACATGGTAACGCAAGGTTTAAATCCAGCTAAAAATCAATGCTACTTTATTCCTTACGGCAACAAAATGCAGTTACAACGTAGCTATCACGGTAATGTAATGATGTTAAAACGTGATGCAGGTGCTCAAGATGTTGTTGCTCAAGTGATTTATAAAGGCGATACATTCAAGCAAGAAATGGGAGAAACAGGACGTATCAAAGCGATTAAACACGAACAAGACTTCTTTAACATCGACAAAGAAAACATTATCGGTGCGTACTGCACAATCGTATTTAATGATGGACGAGATAACTATATTGAAGTCATGACTATTGAACAAATTAAACAAGCATGGATGCAGTCATCAATGATTAAAGATGAAAAAGCATTACAAAATTCTAAAACACATAATAATTTCAAAGAAGAAATGGCTAAAAAAACAGTTATCAATAGAGCTGCTAAACGTTATATCAACACATCAACAGATAGCAATCTTTTCAAATATGCACAAGAATCCGAACAACGTCAACGCAAAGAAGTGTTAGACGCAGAAGTTGAAGAAAATGCAAATCAAGAACAATTGGACTTTGAACAACCAGTTCTCGAAGAAGCACAATACACAGAATTAGAAAATGATAAGCCTATTGATGTATCTGACTTTGAAGAAATAAAAGAACCTGCAACAGAAAAAGAAAGCGAAGAAGAGCCATTTTAATTGAAACAATAGCAACTGGTTCAAGTGGTAACTGCTACGTCTTAAATGATGGACGTACTACGTTACTGCTTGAGGCAGGAATAAAATTTGAACGTGTTCAAAAGCATTTCAAATATAAAACAAGACATATAGCAGGGTGTCTTATCACACACGAACATGGTGATCATGCAAAGTACACAAAGCAGTTTGTCGACAATGGTGTAATCAGCTATATGACTGCTGGAACACAACAAGCTATGAATTTTGAAAGTCATCGCTTATGCACGATTAAGGCAAAGCAAGAGCTGCGAATAGGCACATGGTCAATTCTACCGTTTGACATCGAACATGATGCTAACGAGCCTGTGGCTTTCTTATTACAAAGTACATTAGGTTATAAGGTTCTGTATGTTACTGATACAAAGTATTTGAAATACAAATTTAACGGCATTACGCACATGATGTTAGAAGTTAATTATATCTATGAACAAATACAGGAAAACATAAAAAACGGCAGTGTGCACAGCACATTAGCAAATAGAATTATGGAGTCTCATTTTAGCTTAGAACATGCTATCGGAATGTTAAAAGTAAATGATTTAACTAGACTCGAAGAAATACATTTAATTCATTTAAGTAGCCAAAATTCAAATGCAAAATACATTAAAAGTGAAATACAAAAAGTGACGGGCGTCCCCGTTTATGTTGGAGGTTTATAAATGATAAATAGAACAATATTAGTTGGTCGTTTAACTAGAGACCCAGAATTAAGGACCACTCAAAGTGGTGTAAATGTAGCATCATTCACATTAGCGGTTAACCGTACATTTACGAATGCACAAGGCGAGCGCGAGGCAGATTTTATTAATGTCATTGTATTTAAAAAACAAGCAGAGAATGTAAATAAATACCTATCTAAAGGATCGTTGGCGGGCGTAGATGGTAGGTTACAAACGCGGAACTATGAAAATAAGGAAGGTCAACGTGTATACGTTACGGAAGTTGTTGCCGATAGTATTCAATTTTTAGAACCGAAGAACACAAATGATAATCAACAAGATTTATACCAACAACAAGTACAACAAACACGTGGACAATCGCAATATTCAAATAACAAACCAGTAAAAGATAATCCGTTTGCGAATGCAAATGGTCCGATTGAAATAGATGACAATGATTTACCATTCTAATTTAACCGGTTTGAAAGTGAGGTGTGTATATGACTGGTTGGATAAAACTTCATAGAAAACTATTAGATTCGCCTATTTTTCAGAACGAAAAGTTATTCAAAGTATTTGCATATTGTCTTATGAAGGCTAGTCATAAGGATCATACACAGCTTGTTGGCAGACGAGTTGTTGAATTAGAAAAAGGTCAATTTGTGTTCGGGAGAAAGCGAGCAAGCGAAGAGTTGCGTCTCAAAGAATCCACAGTAAGAGACTACATAAAGCTTTTAGAAAACCTTGGAACTATCGTCGTAAAGTCCGACAACAAATTTTCTGTTATAACCGTTGTCAATTGGGCGATTTATCAAAGTATGGAAGAAAATTCCGACAGCAAAAACGACAACAAATCAACAACAAATCAACAACAAATGGACAACAAATCAACAACAAATCAACAACAAATCAACACAAACAAGAATGTAAAGAATGGGGATAATGTAAAGAATGGTGAGAATGAGAAGAAGAAGGTAACCGCCTTCGACTTCTTCCAAGATAACGGATTCGGTTTCATAACTCCTTACAATTTAGACGATTTAAATTATTATCTTGATTCATTTGAAAATGATTCAGATCAAATAGTTACCGCATCACTTAAAATCGCTAAAGACAGAAATAAAGTTACTTGGGGATATGCTAAAAGCATTTTGAATACATGGCTTAATGCAAACTTGAAATCTATTGAACAAGTACGTGCATTTGAAAAGCAACAACTTGAAAGCAAAAAACAAAATTATAAACCTTTCGTTAAACAATCAAAAGAAAAAACACCCAAATGGCTCACAGACAGCACGAGAGAAACGAAAACGCCGGAAGTAGATGAAAACCTTGAGAAAGACAGAGAAGCTTTTATTAAGCGTCTAAATAGCAAATGGGAGTGATTGAAAATGGATGCATTTGATAAATACTATCTATTTGATCATGACGGCAACAAAATGTTTTCAGTTACACCACATTTTAAAGATGGACGGCATTTAGTTGTTGGATTAAAACATACAAAATTCAATGGTCGACGTTGGTACTTAGATGATTATGAATTAAAAACACTTATTGATAATGAACAAATGGAGTTAGGACACCAAACAAGCTTATTTGAATATATATGAGGGATTACATGGAGATAGAAATTAAATTTAACGAAACTTTCGAGGCACCTATGGGCTCGCCTCGACCGCGTTTTAGCACAAAAGGTAGATATGCACACACATATATGCCTACAAAATATACAGAACATAAAAAATATTTACAAAATCAAATGCCAAAGCTAAATCTAGAAAATGCATTAAAAATTGAATTAGAGTTTTACTTTCCATTGCTTAAATCATGGTCGAAGAAAAAGAAAAACGAAATGGTTGGGCAGTATAAAGTGACTAAGCCGGATATCGACAACTTAATTAAAACGGTATTAGATGCTTGTAATGGCCATGTATGGAAAGACGATAACCAAATTACAGAAATAACTAGCTCAAAGCGTTATGGAATTGAGCCCAAAATAATCATACGAATAGAAGAAATATAAGAGGTGGATAAAATGGCGAGAAAAGCAAGAATTGTAACAATAAACGATAAACCTTATAGGTTCAGTAAATTTGAAATGGAATTAATAGAAAGTCACGGTATAACCGCTGGAATGGTTTCTAAGAGAGTAAAAGACGGTTGGGAACTACATGAAGCAATGGACGCACCAGAAGGTACGCGTTTAAGCGAGTACAGAGAAAAGAAAACAATAGAAAGACTGGAACAAGCTAGACTCGAACGCAAATTGGAAAGAAAGCGAAAGAAAGAGGCTGAGCTAAGAAGAAAGAAGCCACATTTGTTTAATGTGCCTCAGAAACATCCAAGAGGACGTTATGCGTGCTACCTGATGGAAAACGACATATTCGTGAAAGTTAAGAAGTAGATCATGACAGATAACGCACGCAAAGAATACCTAAATCAATTCTTTGGATCTAAGAGATATCTGTATCAAGATAACGAACGAGTGGCACATATCCATGTAGCAAACGGCAATTATTACTTTCACGGGCATATCGTACCAGGTTGGCAAGGCGTAAAGAAGACGTTTGATACAGCCGAAGAGCTAGAAATATATATAAAGCAACATGGTTTGGAATACGAGAAACAGAAGCAACTAACTTTATTTTAGAGGAGATGGAAATGATGAATAACCGCGAACAAATTGAACAGTCCGTTATAAGTGCTAGTGCGTATAACGGTAATGACACAGAGGGATTACTAAAAGAGATTGAGGACGTATATAAGAAAGCGCAAGCGTTTGATGAAATACTTAAGGGTTTACCTAATGCTATGCAAGATGCACTCAAAGAAGATATTGGTCTTGATGAGGCAGTAGGGATTATGACGGGTCAAGTGGTCTATAAATATGAGGAGGAGCAGGAAAATGAAGAAATTTAATGTCCAAATCACATACGCTGGCATGATTGAAGAGACTATCGAGGCTGAAAGTTTAGAAGAAGCAGAAATTGAGGCGGATTTTATTGCGATATTTGAAGCATCATTTAATTATGATGAATATGAAATTAATGTAGAGGAGGCACAGGAAAATGAATAACACATTAACAATTGATCAGTTACAAGAGTTATTACAAATACAAAAGAAGTTCGACGATAGAATACCGACTAGAAATTTAAATGACACAGTAGCTAGTATGATTATTGAATTTGCGGAGTGGGTTAACACACTTGAGTTTTTTAAAAATTGGAAGAAACAACCAGGTAAGCCATTAGATACACAATTAGATGAGATTGCTGATTACTTAGCTTTCAGTTTGCAATTAACTTTGACTATTGTTGATGAAGAAGATTTGGAAGAAACTACTGAGGTTATGGTTGATTTGATTGAAAATGAAGTTACTTTACCTAAACTACATTCAGTTTATTTTGTTCATGTAATGCATACACTAACAGAACAATTTGTAAAAGGTATTGATAATAGTATTGTACAAGTTTTAATAATGCCTTTTTTGTACGCCAATACTTACTATACAATCGACCAACTCATTGACGCATACAAAAAGAAAATGAAAAGGAACCACGAAAGACAAGATGGAACAGCAGACGCAGGAAAAGGATACGTGTAAAGACATCTTAGATCGAGTCAAGGAGGTTTTGGGGAAGTGACACAATACTTAGTCACAACATTCAAAGATTCAACAGGACGTAAACATACACACATAACTAAAGCTAAGAGTAATCAAAGGTTTACAGTTGTTGAGGCAGAGAGTAAAGAAGAAGCGAAAGAGAAGTACGAGAAACAAGTTAAAAGGGATGCAGTTATTAAAGTGGGTCAGTTGTTTGAAAATATAAGGGAGTGTGGGAAATGATTAAACAAATATTTAGACTATTATTCTTACTAGCGATGTATGAGCTAGGTAAGTATGTAACTGAGCAAGTATATATTATGATGACAGCTAATGATGATGTAGAGGCGCCGAGTGATTACGTCTTTCGAGCGGAGGTAAGTGAGTGATGTGGATTACTATGACTATTGTATTTGCTATATTGCTATTAGTTTGTATCAGTATTAATAGTGATCATGCAAGAGAGATACAAGCACTCAGATATATGAATGATTATCTACTTGATGAAGTAGTTAAAACTAAAGGATACAACGGGTTAGAAGAATACAGGATTGAATTGAAGCGAATAAATAACGATATTAAAAAGTAATTTATATTATCGGAGGTATTGCATTGAATGATAAAGATTGAGAAACACGATATCAAAAAGCTTGAAGAATACATTCAGCACATCGATAACTATCGAAGAGAGTTGAAGATGCGAGAATATGAATTACTTGAAAGTCATGAACCAGATAATGCGGGAGCTGGCAAAAGTAATTTGCCGGGTAATCCGATTGAACGATGTGCAATAAAGAAGTTTAGTGATAACAGGTACAATACATTAAGAAATATAGTTAACGGTGTAGATAGATTGATAGATGAAAGTGATGAGGATACGCTTGAGTTATTAAGGTTTAGATATTGGGATTGTCCTATTGGTTGTTATGAATGGGAAGATATAGCACATTACTTTGGTACAAGTAAGACAAGTATATTACGTAGAAGGAATGCACTGATCGATAAGTTAGCAAAGTATATTGGTTATGTGTAGCGGACTTTTACCCTATGTAAGTCCGCATTAAAACAGTTTATTATGTTAGTATCAGATTAATATTTAAAGTTATTAAATGCTAATACGACGCATGAACAAGAGGCGCATTACTATGTGATGTGTCTTTTTATTTATGAGGTATGAACATGTTCAAACTAATTGTAAATACATTACTACACATCAAGTATAGATGCGTCTTGATACTACTTAAGTTATATAAGGCGAAACATTATGATGACTAAAGACGAACGTATACGATTCTATAAGTCTAAAGAATGGCAAACAACAAGAAAAAGAGTACTAGAAAGAGATAATTATGAATGTCAACAATGTAAGAGAGACGGCAAGTTAACGACATATGACAAAAGCAAACATAAGTCGTTGGATGTAGATCATATATTATCGCTAGAACATCATCCGGAGTTTGCTCATGACTTAAACAATTTAGAAACACTGTGTATTAAATGTCACAACAAAAAAGAAAAGAGATTTATAAAAAAGAAAATAAATGGAAAGACGAAAAATGGTAAATACCCCCGGGTCAAAAAAAATCAAAAGCGATCAAAATACTTGGGGAACGGTTAGGGAGTAAACTTCGCGATAATTTTAAAAATCCATGTACAACCCCCCTCTTATAACCATTTTAAGGCAGGTGATGAAATGGAGATTATAGTTGATGAAAACTTAGTGCTTAAAGAAAAAGAAAGGCTGCAAGTATTATATAAAGACATACCTAGCAATAAATTAAAAGTAGTTGATGGTTTAATTATTCAAGCAGCAAGGCTACGTGTAATGCTTGATTACATGTGGGAAGACATAAAAGAAAAAGGTGACTATGATTTATTTACTCAATCTGAAAAGGCACCACCATATGAAAGAGAAAGACCAGTAGCTAAACTGTTTAATGCTAGAGATGCTGCATATCAAAAAATAATCAAACAATTATCGGATTTATTGCCCGAAGAGAAAGAAGACACAGAAACGCCATCTGATGATTACCTATGATTAGTAATAAATACGTTGATGAATATATAAATTTGTGGAAACAAGGAAAGATAATTTTAAATAAAGAAAGAATTGATCTCTTTAATTATCTACAAACACATATATATTCACGAGATGATGTATATTTTGATGAACAGAAAATCGAGGATTGTATCAAATTTATTGAAAAATGGTATTTTCCAACATTACCATTTCAAAGGTTTATCATAGCTAATATATTTCTTATAGATAAAAATACAGATGAAGCTTTCTTTACAGAATTTGCTATTTTCATGGGACGTGGAGGCGGGAAAAACGGTCTAATAAGTGCTATTAGTGATTTTCTTTCTACGCCCTTACACGGAGTTAAAGAATATCACATCTCCATTGTTGCTAATAGTGAAGATCAAGCAAAAACATCGTTTGATGAAATCAGAACCGTTTTAATGGATAACAAACGAAATAAGACGGGTAAAACGCCAAAAGCTCCTTATGAAGTTAGTAAAGCAAAAATAATAAACCGTGCAACTAAATCAGTTATTCGATATAACACATCAAACACAAAAACCAAAGACGGTGGACGTGAGGGGTGTGTTATTTTTGATGAAATTCATTATTTCTTTGGTCCTGAAATGGTAAACGTTAAACGTGGTGGACTAGGTAAAAAGAAAAATAGAAGAACGTTTTATATAAGTACTGATGGTTTTGTTAGAGAGGGTTATATCGATGCAATGAAGCACAAAATTGCAAGTGTATTAAGTGGCAAGGTTAAAAATAGTAGATTGTTTGCTTTTTATTGTAAATTAGACGATCCAAAAGAAGTTGATGACAGACAGACGTGGGAAAAGGCGAACCCAATGTTACATAAACCGTTATCAGAATACGCTAAAACACTGCTAAGCACGATTGAAGAAGAATATAACGATTTACCATTCAACCGTTCAAATAAGCCCGAATTCATGACTAAGCGAATGAATTTGCCTGAAGTTGACCTTGAAAAAGTAATAGCACCATGGAAAGAAATACTAGCGACTAATAGAGAGATACCAAATTTAGATAATCAAATGTGTATTGGTGGTTTAGACTTTGCAAACATTCGAGATTTTGCAAGTGTAGGGCTATTATTCCGAAAAAACGATGATTACATTTGGTTAGGACATTCGTTTGTAAGACAAGGGTTTTTGGATGATGTCAAATTAGAACCTCCTATTAAAGAATGGGAAAAAATGGGATTATTGACCATTGTCGATGATGATGTCATTGAAATTGAATATATAGTTGATTGGTTTTTAAAAGCTAGAGAAAAATATGGGCTTGAAAAAGTCATAGCTGATAATTATAGAACTGATATTGTAAGACGTGCGTTTGAGGATGCTGGTATAAAACTTGAAGTACTTAGAAATCCAAAAGCAATACATGGATTACTTGCACCACGTATCGATACAATGTTTGCGAAACATAACGTAATATATGGAGACAATCCTTTGATGCGTTGGTTTACTAATAATGTTGCTGTAAAAATCAAGCCGGATGGAAATAAAGAGTATATCAAAAAAGATGAAATCAGACGTAAAACGGATGGATTTATGGCATTTGTTCATGCGTTATATAGAGCGGATGATATAGTAGACAAAGACATGTCTAAAGCACTTGATGCATTAATGAGTATAGATTTCTAATAGAGGAGGTGAGACATGAGTATTCTAGAAAAGATATTTAAAACTAGGAAAGATATATCATATATGCTTGATTTAGATATGATAGAAGATCTATCACAACAAGCGTATGTGAAACGTTTAGCGATTGATAGTTGTATTGAATTTGTTGCGCGTGCTGTCGCTCAAAGTCATTTTAAAGTATTGGAAGGTAATAGAATTCAAAAGAATGATGTTTACTACAAGTTAAATATAAAACCAAATACTGACTTATCAAGCGATAGTTTTTGGCAACAAGTTATATATAAACTAATTTACGATAACGAGGTTTTAATCGTAGTAAGTGACAGCAAAGAATTACTTATCGCAGATAGCTTTTACAGAGAAGAGTACGCTTTGTATGATGATATATTCAAAGATGTAACGGTTAAAGATTATACTTATCAACGTACTTTCACAATGCAAGAGGTCATATATTTAAAGTACAACAACAATAAAGTGACACACTTTGTAGAAAGTCTATTCGAAGATTACGGGAAAATATTCGGAAGAATGATAGGTGCACAATTAAAAAACTATCAAATAAGAGGGATTTTGAAATCTGCCTCTAGCGCATATGACGAAAAGAATATAGAAAAATTACAAGCGTTCACAAATAAATTATTCAATACTTTTAATAAAAATCAACTAGCAATCGCGCCTTTGATAGAAGGTTTTGATTATGAGGAATTATCTAATGGTGGTAAGAATAGTAACATGCCTTTTTCTGAATTGAGTGAGCTAATGAGAGATGCAATAAAAAATGTTGCGTTGATGATTGGTATACCTCCAGGTTTGATTTACGGAGAAACAGCTGATTTGGAAAAAAACACGCTTGTATTTGAGAAGTTCTGTTTAACACCTTTATTAAAAAAGATTCAGAACGAATTAAACGCGAAACTCATAACTCAAAGCATGTATTTGAAAGATACAAGAATAGAAATTGTCGGTGTGAATAAAAAAGACCCACTTCAATATGCTGAAGCAATTGACAAACTTGTAAGTTCTGGTTCATTTACAAGGAATGAGGTGCGGATTATGTTAGGTGAAGAACCATCAGACAATTCTGAATTAGACGAATACCTGATTACTAAAAACTACGAAAAAGCTAACAGTGGTGAAAATGATGAAAACACTTTGAAAGGTGGTGATGAAGATGAAAGCGGAGATTAAAGGCGTCATCGTTTCCAACGAAGATAAATGGGTTTACGAAATGCTTGGTATGGATTCGACTTGTCCTAAAGATGTTTTAACACAACTAGAATTTAGTGATGAAGATGTCGATATTATAATTAACTCAAATGGTGGTAACCTAGTAGCTGGTAGTGAAATATATACACATTTAAGAGCTCATAAAGGCAAAGTGAATGTTCGTATCACAGCAATAGCAGCAAGTGCGGCATCGCTTATCGCAATGGCTGGTGACCACATCGAAATGAGTCCGGTTGCTAGAATGATGATTCACAATCCTTCAAGTATTGCGCAAGGAGAAGTGAAAGATCTAAATCATGCTGCAGAAACATTAGAACATGTTGGTCAAATAATGGCTGAGGCATATGCGGTTAGAGCTGGTAAAAACAAACAAGAACTTATAGAAATGATGGCTAAGGAAACGTGGCTAAATGCTGATGAAGCCATTGAACAAGGTTTTGCGGATAGTAAAATGTTTGAAAACGACAATATGCAAATTGTAGCAAGCGATACACAAGTGTTATCGAAAGATGTATTAAATCGTGTAACAGCTTTGGTAAGTAAAACGCCAGAGGTTAACATTGATATTGACGCAATAGCAAATAAAGTAATTGAAAAAATAAATATGAAAGAAAAGGAATCAGAAATCGATATTGCAGATAGTAAAGTATCAGCAAATGGATTTTCAAGATTCCTTTTTTAATACAAAAAATAGGAGGTCATAAAATGACTATAAATTTATCGGAAACATTCGCAAATGCGAAAAACGAATTTATTAATGCAGTAAACAACGGTGAACCGCAAGAAAGACAAAATGAATTGTACGGTGACATGATTAACCAACTATTTGAAGAAACTAAATTACAAGCAAAAGCAGAAGCTGAAAGAGTTTCTAGTTTACCTAAATCAGCACAAACTTTGAGTGCAAACCAAAGAAATTTCTTTATGGATATCAATAAGAGTGTTGGATATAAAGAAGAAAAACTTTTACCAGAAGAAACAATTGATAGAATCTTCGAAGATTTAACAACGAATCATCCATTATTAGCTGACTTAGGTATTAAAAATGCTGGTTTGCGTTTGAAGTTCTTAAAATCCGAAACTTCTGGCGTGGCTGTTTGGGGTAAAATCTATGGTGAAATTAAAGGTCAATTAGATGCTGCGTTCAGTGAAGAAACAGCAATTCAAAATAAATTGACAGCGTTTGTTGTTTTACCAAAAGATTTAAATGATTTTGGTCCTGCGTGGATTGAAAGATTTGTTCGTGTTCAAATCGAAGAAGCATTTGCAGTGGCGCTTGAAACTGCGTTCTTAAAAGGTACTGGTAAAGACCAACCAATCGGCTTAAACCGTCAAGTACAAAAAGGTGTATCGGTAACTGAGGGTGCTTATCCAGAGAAAGAAGAACAAGGTACGCTTACATTTGCTAATCCGCGCGCTACGGTTAATGAATTGACGCAAGTGTTTAAATACCACTCAACTAACGAGAAAGGTAAATCAGTAGCGGTTAAAGGTAATGTAACAATGGTTGTTAATCCGTCCGATGCTTTTGAGGTTCAAGCACAGTATACACATTTAAATGCAAATGGCGTATATGTTACTGCTTTACCATTTAATTTGAATGTTATTGAGTCTACAGTTCAAGAAGCAGGTAAGGTTTTAACGTACGTTAAAGGTCTATATGATGGTTATTTAGCTGGTGGTATTAATGTTCAGAAATTTAAAGAAACACTTGCGTTAGATGATATGGATTTATACACTGCAAAACAATTTGCTTACGGCAAAGCGAAAGATAATAAAGTTGCTGCTGTTTGGAAATTAGATTTAAAAGGACATAAACCAGCTTTAGAAGATACCGAAGAAACACTATAAAATTTTATGAGGTGATAAAATGGTGAAATTTAAAGTTGTTAGAGATTTTAAAGACATAGAGCACAATCAACACAAGTACAAAGTAGGGGAGTTGTATCCAGCTGAAGGGTATAACAATCCTCGTGTTGAATTGTTGACAAATCAAATCAAAAATAAGTACGACAAAGTTTATATCGTACCTTTAGATAAGCTGACAAAACAAGAATTATTAGAACTATGCGAATCATTACAAAAAAAAGCGTCTAGTTCAATGGTTAAAAGTGAAATCATCGACTTATTGAATGGTGAAGACAATGACGATTGATGATTTGCTTGTCAAATTTAAATCACTTGAAAAGATTGACCATAATTCAGAGGATGAGTACTTAAAGCAGTTGTTAAAAATGTCGTACGAGCGTATAAAAAATCAGTGCGGAGTTTTTGAATTAGAGAATTTAATAGGTCAAGAATTGATACTTATACGCGCTAGATATGCTTATCAAGATTTATTAGAACACTTCAACGACAATTACAGACCTGAAATAATAGATTTTTCGTTATCTCTAATGGAGGTATCAGAAGATGAAGAAAGTGTTTAAGAAACCTAGAATTACAACTAAACGTTTAAATACGCGTGTTCATTTTTATAAGTATACTGAAAATAATGGTCCAGAAGCTGGAGAAAAAGAAGAAAAATTATTATATAGCTGTTGGGCGAGTATTGATGGTGTCTGGTTACGTGAATTAGAACAAGCTATCTCAAACGGAACGCAAAATGACATTAAATTGTATATTCGTGATCCGCAAGGTGATTATTTACCCAGTGAAGAACATTATCTTGAAATTGAATCAAGATATTTCAAAAATCGTTTGAATATAAAGCAAGTATCACCAGATTTGGATAATAAAGACTTTATTATGATTCGCGGAGGATATAGTTCATGAGTGTGAAAGTGACAGGTGATAAAGCATTAGAAAGAGAATTAGAAAAACATTTTGGCATAAAAGAGATGGTAAAAGTTCAAGATAAGGCGTTAATAGCTGGTGCTAAGGTAATTGTTGAAGAAATAAAAAAACAACTCAAACCTTCAGAAGACTCAGGAGCACTGATTAGTGAGATTGGTCGTACTGAACCTGAATGGATAAAGGGGAAACGTACTGTTACAATTAGGTGGCGTGGGCCTTTTGAACGATTTAGAATAGTACATTTAATTGAAAATGGTCATGTTGAGAAAAAGTCAGGAAAATTTGTAAAACCTAAAGCTATGGGTGGGATTAATAGAGCAATAAGACAAGGGCAAAATAAGTATTTTGAGACGCTAAAAAGGGAGTTGAAAAAATTGTGATTGATATTTTGTACAAAGTTCATGAAGTGATTAGTCAAGACAGAATTATTAGAGAGCACGTAAATATCAATAATATTAAGTTCAATAAATACCCTAATGTAAAAGATACTGATGTACCTTTTATTGTTATTGACGATATCGACGACCCAATACCTACAACTTATACTGACGGAGATGAGTGTGCATATAGTTATATTGTCCAAATAGATGTTTTTGTTAAGTACAATGATGAATATAATGCGAGAATCATAAGAAATAAGATATCTAATCGCATTCAAAAGTTATTATGGTCTGAACTAAAAATGGGAAATGTTTCAAATGGAAAACCGGAATATATAGAAGAATTTAAAACATATAGAAGCTCTCGCGTTTACGAGGGCATTTTTTATAAGGAGGAAAATTAAATGGCAGTAAAACATGCAAGTGCGCCAAAGGCGTATATTAACATTACTGGTTTAGGTTTCGCTAAATTAACGAAAGAAGGCGCGGAATTAAAATATAGTGATATTACAAAAACAAGAGGATTACAAAAATTGGTGTTGAAACTGGTGGAGAACTAAAAACAGCTTATGCTGATGGCGGTCCAATTGAATCAGGGAATACAGACGGAGAAGGTAAAATCTCATTACAAATGCATGCGTTCCCTAAAGAGATTCGCAAAATTGTTTTTAATGAAGATTATGATGAAGATGGCGTTTACGAAGAGAAACAAGGTAAACAAAACAATTACGTAGCTGTATGGTTCAGACAAGAGCGTAGAGACGGTACATTTAGAACAGTTTTATTACCTAAAGTTATGTTTACAAATCCTAAAATCGATGGAGAAACGGCTGAGAAAGATTGGGATTTCTCAAGTGAAGAGGTTGAAGGTGAGGCACTTTTCCCTTTAGTTGATAATAAAAAGTCTGTACGTAAATATATCTTTGACTCAGCTAACATGACAAATCATGGTGGCGACGGTGAAAAAGGCGAAGAGGCTTTCTTAAAGAAAATTTTAGGCGAAGAATATACTGGAAACGTGACAGAGGATAACGAAGAAACTTTGTAACGAAACCGGCTTCATCGGAAACTGCGGTAAAGTCGGTTAATATACCAGATAGCATTAAAACACTTAAAGTTGGCGACACATACGATTTAAATGTTGTAGTAGAGCCATCTAATCAAAGTAAGTTATTGAAATACACAACAGATCAAACGAATATTGTATCAATCAATAGAGATGGTCAAGTTACTGCGGAAGCACAAGGCATTGCTACGGTTAAAGCAACAGTTGGTAATATGAGTGACACTATAACAATAAATGTAGAAGGTTAAGAGGGAGTGTATCCCTCTATTTTATTTAAAAATAAGGAGAGTATTATAAAATGGCTAAATTAAAACGCAACATTATTCAATTAATCGAAGACCCTAAAGCAACAGAAATTAAACTGCAAACTTTTTTAACACCTCATTTCATTCCGTTTTCAATGGTATACGAATCTATTGATTTAATTGACGACATTGAAAATGAAGAAGTAAAAATGAAACCTAAAGAAATGGCTGATAAATTAATGGATATGGTTGTTAGAATTTATGGCAATCAATTTACTATACAAGATTTAAAAGAACGTTTACATGCGCCTGATGGTATGCGAGCACTTCAAGAACAAGTGGTGTTTATTACTCAAGGACAACAAACTGAGGAAACGCGAAATTTTATCCAGAACATGAAATAAAGCCCGAAGATTTAACATATAAAACAATGTTAAAAAATATGGATGTACTTATGATGGACTTAATGGAAAATGGGAAAGATGCTAACGAAGTTTTGAACATGCCCTTCTACTACGTACTTTCCATATATCAAAATAAGAATAATGATATTTCCGAAGAAAAAGCAGAAGCTTTAATTGATGCATTTTAACCTTAACCGTTTGGTTAGGGTTATTTTTTTGAAGTTTTTTAGAAAGGAGGTAAAAAATGGGAGAAAGAATCAAAGGTTTATCTATAGGTTTGGATTTGGATTCAGCAAATTTAAATAGATCACTTACAGAAATTAAACGAAACTTTAGAACCTTAAATTCAGACTTAAAGTTGACTGGAAACAACTTTAAATATACTGAGAAATCAACTGATAGTTATAAACAACGAATCAAAGAGTTAGATGGCACAATTGCAGGTTATAAGAAAAACATTGATGATTTAGCGAAGCAATATGACAAGGTATCTCAAGAACAGGGTGAAAATAGTACAAAAGCTCAGAATTTAAGACAAGAATATAACAAACAAGCAAATGAGCTGAATTTTTTAGAAAAAGAACTAGAAAAAACAACAGCTGAGTTTGAAGAGTTCAAAAAAGCACAAGTTGAAGCTCAAAGAATGGCTGAAAGTGGCTGGGGCAAAACCAGCAAGATATTTGAAAATATGGGACCAAAGCTGACGAAAATGGGCGATGGTTTAAAATCTGTTGGTAAAGGACTGAGTATTGGTATTACAGCACCTGTATTAGGTATTGCAGCAGCATCAGGAAAAGCTTTTGCAGAAGTTGATAAAGGTTTAGATACAGTTACCCAAGCAACAGGAGCAACCGGCGGAGAGCTTAAGAAGTTGCAGAATTCATTTAAAGATGTTTATGGCAACTTTCCAGCAGACGCTGAGACTGTAGGTGGTGTTTTAGGGGAAGTTAACACAAGGTTAGGTTTCACTGGCAAAGAACTTGAGAGTGCCACAGAGTCATTCTTGAAATTTAGTCACATAACGGGTTCTGACGGCGTACAAGCCGTTCAATTAATTACGCGTGCAATGGGTGATGCGGGTATTGAAGCTGATGAGTATCAAAGTATACTTGATATGGTAGCGAAAGCAGCACAGGCTAGCGGTATAAGTGTTGATACATTAGCTGATAGTATTACTAAATACGGTGCTCCAATGAGGGCTATGGGCTTTGAGATGAAAGAATCAATCGCTTTATTCTCTCAATGGGAGAAATCAGGTGTTAATACTGAAATAGCCTTCAGTGGTTTGAAAAAAGCAATTTCCAATTGGGGTAAAGCGGGTAAAGACCCAAGAGAAGAATTTAAGAAGACATTAGCAGAAATTGAAAGGACACCGGATATATCTAGCGCAACAAGTTTAGCGATTGAAGCATTTGGTGCAAAAGCAGGTCCTGATTTAGCAGATGCTATTAAAGGCGGTCGCTTTAGTTACCAAGAGTTCTTAAAAACTATCGAAGATTCGCAAGGAACGGTCAATCAAACATTTAAAGATTCTGAAAGTGGCTCCGAAAGATTTAAAGTAGCAATGAATAAACTTAAATTAGTAGGTGCTGATGTATGGGCTTCTATTGAAAGTGCGTTTGCTCCAGTCATGGAAGAATTAATCAAAAAGCTATCTGTAGCAGTTGATTGGTTTTCAAGTTTAAGTGATGGATCTAAAAGGTCGATTGTTATATTCGGTGGTATTGCTGCTGCAATTGGTCCTGTAGTTTTTGGGTTAGGTGCATTTATAAGCACAATTGGTAATGCAGTAACTGTATTAGCCCCACTATTAGCTGGTATTGCAAAGGCTGATGGATTAATTAGTTTTTTATCGACTAAAGTGCCTATATTAGGTACTGTCTTCACTGCTTTAACTGGTCCAATTGGTATTGTATTAGGTGTACTGGCTGGTTTAGCAGTCGCATTTACAATTGCTTATAAGAAATCTGAAACATTTAGAAATTTTGTTAATGGTGCAATTGAAAGTGTTAAACAAACATTTAGTAATTTTATTCAATTTATTCAACCTTTCATTGATTCTGTTAAAAACATCTTTAAACAAGCGATATCAGCAATAGTTGATTTTGCTAAAGATATTTGGAGTCAAATCAATGGATTCTTTAATGAAAATGGAATTTCCATTGTTCAAGCACTTCAAAATATATGCAACTTTATTAAAGCGATATTTGAATTTATTTTAAATTTTGTAATTAAACCAATTATGTTCGCAATCTGGCAAGTGATGCAATTTATTTGGCCGGCGGTTAAAGCCTTGATTGTCAGTACTTGGGAGAATATAAAAGGAGTAATACAAGGTGCTTTAAATATAATACTTGGCTTTATTAAGTTCTTTTCAAGTTTATTCACTGGTAATTGGCGAGGCGTTTGGGACGGCATTGTAATGATACTGAAAGGTACTGTGCAGTTAATTTGGAATTTAATACAACTGTGGTTTGTAGGTAAAATTCTAGGTGTAGTGAGATACTTTGGTGGATTACTTAAAGGTTTAATATCCGGTATCTGGAGTGTTATCAAAGGTATCTTTACAAAATCTTTATCGGCAATTTGGAATGCGACGAAAAGTATTTTTGGTTTCTTATTCAATAGTGTTAAATCTATTTTCACTAATATGAAAAACTGGTTATCTAGTACGTGGAATAATATCAAAAGCAATACCGTCGGCAAGGCTCATTCGTTATTTACGGGTGTAAGGTCTAAATTCACAAGTTTATGGAATGCGACGAAAGATATATTTACTAAATTAAGAAATTGGATGTCAAACACCTGGAACTCTATTAAAGACAATACAGTAGGTATAGCTGGTCGTTTGTGGGATAAAGTACGTAATATATTCGGAAACATGCGTGACGGTTTAAAATCTATCATTGGTAAAATTAAAGATCATATCGGTGGTATGGTAGATGCTATTAAAAAAGGACTTAATAAATTAATTGAAGGCTTAAACTGGGTCGGTGGTAAGTTAGGTATGGATGAAATACCTAGGTTACACACTGGTACAGAGCACACACATACTACTACAAGATTAGTTAAGAACGGTAAGATTACACGTGACACATTCGCTACAGTTGGGGATAAGGGACGCGGAAATGGTCCAAATGGTTTTAGAAATGAAATGATTGAATTCCCTAATGGTAAACGTGTAATCACACCAAATACAGATACTACGGCGTATTTACCTAAAGGCTCAAAAGTATATAACGGGGCACAAACTTATTCAATGTTAAACGGAACGCTTCCGAGATTTCATTTCGGTACTACTATGTGGAAAGATATTAAATCTGGTGCATCATCGGCATTTAACTGGACAAAAGATAAAATAGGTAAAGGTACCAAATGGCTTGGCGATAAAGTTGGCGATGTTTTAGATTTTATGGAAAATCCAGGCAAACTTTTAAATTATATACTTGAAGCTTTTGGAATTGATTTCAATTCTTTAACTAAAGGTATGGGAATTGCAGGCGACATAACAAAAGCTGCATGGTCTAAGATTAAGAAAAGTGCTACTGATTGGATAAAAGAAAATTTAGAAGCTATGGGCGGTGGCGATTTAGTCGGCGGAATATTAGACCCTGACAAAATTAATTATCATTATGGACGTACCGCAGCTTATACCGCTGCAACTGGAAGACCATTTCATGAAGGTGTCGATTTTCCATTTGTATATCAAGAAGTTAGAACGCCGATGGGTGGCAGACTTACAAGAATGCCATTTATGTCTGGTGGTTATGGTAATTATGTAAAAATTACTAGTGGAGTTATCGATATGCTATTTGCGCATTTGAAAAACTTTAGCAAATCACCACCTAGTGGCACGATGGTAAAGCCCGGTGATGTTGTTGGTTTAACTGGTAATACCGGATTTAGTACAGGACCACATTTACATTTTGAAATGAGGAGAAATGGACGACATTTTGACCCTGAACCATATTTAAGGAATGCTAAGAAAAAAGGAAGATTATCAATAGGTGGTGGCGGTGCTACTTCTGGAAGTGGCGCAACTTATGCCAGTCGAGTAATCCGACAAGCGCAAAGTATTTTAGGTGGTCGTTATAAAGGTAAATGGATTCATGACCAAATGATGCGCGTTGCAAAACGTGAAAGTAACTACCAGTCAAATGCAGTGAATAACTGGGATATAAATGCTCAAAGAGGAGACCCATCAAGAGGATTATTCCAAATCATCGGCTCAACTTTTAGAGCAAACGCTAAACGTGGATATACTAACTTTAATAATCCGGTTCATCAAGGTATTTCAGCAATGCAGTACATTGTTAGACGCTACGGTTGGGATGGATTTAAGCGTGCGGGTGATTACGCATATGCTACAGGTGGAAAAGTTTTTGATGGTTGGTATAACTTAGGTGAAGACGGTCATCCAGAATGGGTTATTCCAACAGATCCAGCTCGTAGAAATGATGCAATGAAGATTTTGCATTATGCAGCTGCGGAAGTTAGAGGGAAAAACGCAAGTAAGAATAAACGACCTAGTCAATTGTCTAGTGTAAATGGGTTTGATGACCCAAGCTTATTATTGAAAATGATTGAACAACAGCAACAACAAATAGCTTTATTACTGAAGATAGCGCAATCTAACGATGTGATTGCAGATAAAGATTATCAGCCGATTATTGACGAATACGCTTTTGATAAAAAGGTGAACGCGTCTATAGAAAAGCGAGAAAGGCAAGAATCAACAAAAGTAAAGTTTAGAAAAGGAGGAATTGCTATTCAATGATAGACACTATTAAAGTGAACAACAAAACAATTCCTTGGTTGTATGTCGAAAGAGGGTTTGAAATACCCTCTTTTAATTATGTTTTAAAAACAGAAAATGTAGATGGACGTTCGGGGTCTATATATAAAGGGCGTAGGCTTGAATCTTATAGTTTTGATATACCTTTGGTGGTACGTAATGACTATTTATCTCACAACGGCATTAAAACACATGATGACGTCTTGAATGAATTAGTAAAGTTTTTTAACTACGAGGAACAAGTTAAATTACAATTCAAATCTAAAGATTGGTACTGGAACGCTTATTTCGAAGGACCAATAAAGCTGCACAAAGAATTTACAATACCTGTTAAGTTCACTATCAAAGTAGTACTAACAGACCCTTACAAATATTCAGTAACAGGAAATAAAAATACTGCGATTTCAGACCAAGTTTCAGTTGTAAATAGTGGGACTGCTGACACTCCTTTAATTGTTGAAGCCCGAGCAATTAAACCATCTAGTTACTTTATGATCACTAAAAATGATGAAGATTATTTTATGGTTGGTGATGATGAGGTAACCAAAGAAGTTAAGGATTACATGCCTCCTGTTTATCATAGTGAGTTTCGTGATTTCAAAGGTTGGACTAAGATGATTACTGAAGATATTCCAAGTAATGACTTAGGTGGTAAGGTCGGCGGTGACTTTGTGATATCCAATCTTGGCGAAGGATATAAAGCAACTAATTTTCCTGATGCAAAAGGTTGGGTTGGTGCTGGCACGAAACGAGGGCTCCCTAAAGCGATGACAGATTTTCAAATTACCTATAAATGTATTGTTGAACAAAAAGGTAAAGGTGCCGGAAGAACAGCACAACATATTTATGATAGTGATGGTAAGTTACTTGCTTCTATTGGTTATGAAAATAAATATCATGATAGAAAAATAGGACATATTGTTGTTACGTTGTATAACCAAAAAGGAGACCCCAAAAAGATATACGACTATCAGAATAAACCGATAATGTATAACTTGGACAGAATCGTTGTTTATATGCGGCTCAGAAGAGTAGGTAATAAATTTTCTATTAAAACTTGGAAATTTGATCACATTAAAGACCCAGATAGACGTAAACCTATTGATATGGATGAGAAAGAGTGGATAGATGGCGGTAAGTTTTATCAGCGTCCAGCTTCTATCATAGCTATCTATAGTGCGAAGTATAACGGTTATAAGTGGATGGAGATGAATGGATTAGGTTCATTCAATACGGAGATTCTACCGAAACCGAAAGGCGCAAGGGATGTCATTATACAAAAAGGTGATTTAGTGAAAATAGATATGCAAGCAAAAAGTGTTGTCATCAATGAGGAACCAATGTTGAGCGAGAAATCGTTTGGAAGTAATTATTTCAATGTTGATTCTGGGTACAGTGAATTAATCATACAACCTGAAAACGTCTTTGATACGACGGTTAAATGGCAAGATAGATATTTATAGAAAGGAGATGAGAGTGTGATACATGTTTTAGATTTTAACGACAAGATTATAGATTTCCTTTCTACTGATGACCCTTCCTTAGTTAGAGCGATTCATAAACGTAATGTTAATGACAATTCAGAAATGCTTGAACTGCTCATATCATCAGAAAGAGCTGAAAAGTTCCGTGAACGACATCGTGTTATTATAAGGGATTCAAACAAACAATGGCGTGAATTTATTATTAACTGGGTTCAAGATACGATGGACGGCTACACAGAGATAGAATGTATAGCGTCTTATCTTGCTGATATAACAACAGCTAAACCGTATGCACCAGGCAAATTTGAGAAAAAGACAACTTCAGAAGCATTGAAAGATGTGTTGAGCGATACAGGTTGGGAAGTTTCTGAACAAACCGAATACGATGGCTTACGTACTACGTCATGGACTTCTTATCAAACTAGATATGAAGTTTTAAAGCAATTATGTACAACCTATAAAATGGCATTGGATTTTTATATAGAGCTTAGTTCTAATACCGTCAAAGGTAGATATGTGGTACTCAAAAAGAAAAACAGCTTATTCAAAGGTAAAGAAATTGAGTATGGTAAAGATTTGGTTGGGTTAACTAGGAAGATTGATATGTCAGAAATCAAAACAGCATTAATTGCTGTGGGACCCGAAAATGACAAAGGAAAGCGTTTAGAGATAGTTGTGACTGATGACGAAGCACAAAGTCAATTCAACTTACCTACCCGTTATATTTGGGGAATATACGAACCTCAATCAGATGATCAAAATATGAATGAAACACGGTTGCGTTCTTTAGCCAAAACAGAGTTAAATAAACGTAAGTCGGCAGTTATGTCATATGAGATTACTTCTACTGATTTGGAAGTTACGTATCCGCACGAGATTATATCAATTGGTGATACAGTCAGAGTAAAACATAGAGATTTTAACCCGCCATTGTATGTAGAGGCAGAAGTTATTGCCGAAGAATATAACATAATTTCAGAAAATAGCACATATACATTCGGTCAACCTAAAGAGTTCAAAGAATCAGAATTACGAGAAGAGTTTAACAAACGATTGAACATAATACATCAAAAGTTAAACGATAATATTAGCAATATCAACACTATAGTTAAAGATGTTGTAGATGGTGAATTAGAATACTTTGAACGCAAAATACACAAAAATGATACACCGCCAGAAAATCCAGTCAATGATATGCTTTGGTATGATACAAGTAACCCTGATGTTGCTGTCTTGCGTAGATATTGGAATGGTCGATGGATTGAAGCAACACCAAATGATGTTGAAAAATTAGGTGGTATAACAAGAGAGAAAGCGCTATTCAGTGAATTAAACAATATTTTTATTAATTTATCTATACAACACGCTAGTCTTTTGTCAGAAGCTACAGAATTACTGAATAGCGAGTACTTAGTAGATAATGATTTGAAAGCGGACTTACAAGCAAGTTTAGACGCTGTGATTGATGTTTATAATCAAATTAAAAATAATTTAGAATCTATGACACCCGAAACTGCAACGATTGGTCGGTTGGTAGATACACAAGCTTTATTTCTTGAGTATAGAAAGAAATTACAAGATGTTTATACAGATGTAGAAGATGTCAAAATCGCTATTTCAGATAGATTTAAATTATTACAGTCACAATACACTGATGAAAAATATAAAGAAGCGTTGGAAATAATAGCAACAAAATTTGGTTTAACGGTGAATGAAGATTTGCAGTTAGTCGGAGAACCTAATGTTGTTAAATCAGCTATTGAAGCAGCTAGAGAATCCACAAAAGAACAATTACGTGACTATGTAAAAACATCGGACTATAAAACAGACAAAGACGGTATTGTTGAACGTTTAGATACTGCTGAAGCTGAGAGAACGACTTTAAAAGGTGAAATCAAAGATAAAGTTACGTTAAACGAATATCGAAACGGATTGGAAGAACAAAAACAATATACTGATGACCAGTTAAGTGATTTGTCCAATAATCCTGAGATTAAAGCAAGTATTGAACAAGCAAATCAAGAAGCGCAAGAAGCTTTAAAATCATACATTGATGCTCAAGATGATCTTAAAGAGAAGGAATCGCAAGCGTATGCTGATGGTAAAATTTCGGAAGAAGAGCAACGCGCTATACAAGATGCTCAAGCTAAACTTGAAGAGGCAAAACAAAACGCAGAACTAAAGGCTAGAAACGCTGAAAAGAAAGCTAATGTTTATACAGACAACAAGGTCAAAGAAAGCACAGATGCACAGAGGAAAACATTGACTCGCTATGGTTCTCAAATTATACAAAATGGTAAGGAAATCAAATTAAGAACTACTAAAGAAGAGTTTAATGCAACCAATCGTACACTTTCAAATATATTAAACGAGATTGTTCAAAACGTTACAGATGGAACAACAATCAGATATGATGATAACGGAGTGGCTCAAGCTTTGAATGTGGGGCCACGTGGTATTAGATTAAATGCTGATAAAATTGATATTAACGGTAATAGAGAAATAAACCTTCTTATCCAAAATATGCGAGATAAAGTAGATAAAACCGATATTGTCAACAGCCTTAATTTATCAAGAGAGGGTCTTGATATCAATGTTAATAGAATTGGAATTAAAGGCGGTGACAATAACAGATATGTTCAAATACAGAATGATTCTATTGAACTAGGTGGTATTGTGCAACGTACTTGGAGAGGGAAACGTTCAACAGACGATATTTTTACGCGACTGAAAGACGGTCACCTAAGATTTAGAAATAACACCGCTGGCGGTTCACTTTATATGTCACATTTTGGTATTTCGACTTATATTGATGGTGAAGGTGAAGACGGTGGTTCATCTGGTACGATTCAATGGTGGGATAAAACTTACAGTGATAGTGGCATGAATGGTATAACAATCAATTCCTATGGTGGTGTCGTTGCACTAACGTCAGATAATAATCGGGTTGTTCTGGAGTCTTACGCTTCATCGAATATCAAAAGCAAACAGGCACCGGTGTATTTATATCCAAACACAGACAAAGTGCCTGGATTAAACCGATTTGCATTCACGCTGTCTAATGCAGATAATGCTTATTCGAGTGACGGTTATATTATGTTTGGGTCTGATGAGAACTATGATTACGGTGCGGGTATCAGGTTTTCTAAAGAAAGAAATAAAGGTCTTGTTCAAATTGTTAATGGACGATATGCAACAGGTGGAGATACAACAATCGAAGCAGGGTATGGCAAATTTAATATGCTGAAACGACGTGATGGTAATAGGTATATTCATATACAGAGTACAGACCTACTGTCTGTAGGTTCAGATGATGCAGGAGATAGGATAGCTTCTAACTCAATTTATAGACGTACTTATTCGGCCGCAGCTAATTTGCATATTACTTCTGCTGGCACAATTGGGCGTTCGACATCAGCGCGTAAATACAAGTTATCTATCGAAAATCAATATAACGATAGAGATGAACAACTGGAACATTCAAAAGCTATTCTTAACTTACCTATTAGAACGTGGTTTGATAAAGCTGAGTCTGAAATTTTAGCTAGAGAGCTGAGAGAAGATAGAAAATTATCGGAAGACACCTATAAACTTGATAGATACGTAGGTTTGATTGCTGAAGAGGTGGAGAATTTAGGATTAAAAGAGTTTGTCACGTATGATGACAAAGGAGAAATTGAAGGTATAGCGTATGATCGTCTATGGATTCATCTTATCCCTGTTATCAAAGAACAACAACTAAGAATCAAGAAATTGGAGGAGTCAAAGAATGCAGGATAACAAACAAGGATTACAAGCTAATCCTGAATATACAATTCATTATTTATCACAGGAAATTATGAGGTTAACACAAGAAAACGCGATGTTAAAAGCGTATATACAAGAAAATAAAGAAAATCAACAATGTGCTGAGGAAGAGTAATCCTTAGCACTATTTTTATACAAAAATTTAAGGAGGTCATTTAATTATGGCAAAAGAAATTATCGACAATACAGAAAGGTTTATTTTAGTACAAATCGACAAAGAAGGTACAGAACGTGTAGTATATCAAGATTTCACAGGAAGTTTTACAACTTCTGAAATGGTTAACCATGCTCAAGATTTTAAATCTGAAGAAAACGCTAAGAAAATTGCGGAGACGTTAAATTTGTTATATCAATTAACTAACAAAAAACAACGTGTGAAAGTAGTTAAAGAAGTAGTTGAAAGATCAGATTTATCTCCAGAGGTAACAGTTAACACTGAAACAGTATGAAAAGCTATGAGTTAGATACTCATAATCTTTATTCTTTTAGAAAGCGGGTGTACTGAATTGGGGTGGTTCAAAAAACACGAACATGAATGGCGCATCAGAAGGTTAGAAGAGAATGATAAAACAATGCTCAGCACACTCAACGAAATTAAATTAGGTCAAAAAACCCAAGAGCAAGTTAACATTAAATTAGATAAAACCTTAGATGCTATTCAAAAAGAAAGAGAAATAGATGAAAAGAATAAGAAAGAAAATGATAAGAACATACGTGATATGAAAATGTGGGTGCTTGGTTTAGTTGGGACAATATTTGGGTCGCTAATTATAGCATTATTGCGTATGCTTATGGGCATATAAGAGAGGTGAATAAAATGTTTAAACTAATCTTTGGTTATAGTTTCTGGACATGTTTTTGGTTCGGTAAATGTAAATAAGTTTTAGTCAGTGCTTCGGTACTGACTTTTTATTTATTGTTGTAATTATGGTAATATGCAGAAGTGAGCAAGTTGGATAGATGGTGGCTATCTGAGTATAAGGAGGTGGTGCCTATGGTGGCATTACTGAAATCTTTAGAAAGGAGACGCCTAATGATTACAATTAGTACCATGTTGCAGTTTGGTTTATTCCTTATTGCATTGATAGGTCTAGTAATCAAGCTTATTGAATTAAGCAATAAAAAATAACCATCGCTAACTTTGGCTGGTTTCGATGGTTAAATGGTTATTAATTTAATCTTTAATCTAAAATAGTCACCGTCTTTTTAACGGGCTCATTAGGGTAACATGTTTGCGCATGTTGCCCTTTTTCTATATATAAATTAACACACCATAATATAAATATCAAATAGACGGCTTATTAGTCGTCTTTTTATTTTGGATAAAAGGAGATAAGAATATGATTAATTGGAAAATTAGAATGAAACAAAAATCATTTTGGGTAGCGATATTGTCAG